CCGCCGTCCGTTGCGTTACTAGCCATATGCCGCACGGCTAGGATTTTAAGCTGTTTCCCGATAGCATCCGCCACGCTCTTAGACGTCAGACAAGCGTCGGCTTGATCAGCAATGGCGATATACGCAGTCAGGTCAGCGTCACTTGCGCCGGTGCTAAAACCGTCCTTAACTTCGGTCGTGGTGATGATGTATGGCATTATTCACCCCCGGACGAGAGCAACTCCAACTCGTCACGCAACCGCTTTTCACCCCATCTCTTATCGGGCGCGGTGCCTGTCAGTGTCTCATAGTCGGCGCGCAACTCGTCCAGCGGGTCAACCCCTGGTGCGGGATTGGTGATAAATTGCTTAGGTTCGTCCGGCTCACTAAACCGCTTCCAGCTTGCTGGCGGCGGGGATTTAGTAACCAGAACGGTGCCGGGCATAAGAACGCGGCCATCAATCATGGGTCCGAGTTTTGTTAGCTTTGTGTGATGCATTATAGCCTCCTACATATTTCTTGCGATTATAGCCCAAAGGGTATTGACGGGCAATGCTGGGGTGTGGTATGGGTTTAGGGTAACGAAAGGATATAATAAATGGAAAAACTTACACGACAGCAGCAGCGGGCAAAGGAACGGCGCGCCAATAAGCCAGAACCCGCACCAATCAACAGAACGTCTAGCAGGTGGATGATTGGCACAAAGGGCCAACCGTTTAGCCGAATGAAACTTGTCAAAATCACGTCATCAACACGTGGCGTTCCTGCTGTTTTCCATGTAAAAGGGCACACCACAAACAAGAGTCAATCAATTAAAGCCACTTGGCAAAACATTGATTGGTTTGTTCGCGGCATTTCTGATAGCATGAAATATTCAATGCTTGGCCGCTTCTAACACCCCACTTCCCTCCTTTTCGGCGGGTGGCATAGCCTGCTAGAAATTGCCCGCGCTCGGGTTGGAATGTGGGGACGGGAGTATCATCGGAAAGCGCGGGAAATTGGGCGGCACATGAGCCAGACGCGGTGCATAAAAAAACGGGGCCATAACAGCCCCGCTTTAACTCATATCAGCCTACTGTCAGCTAATCTCGCGGGCATATGCCCAGCCAGTGCGGCCCGCATAGTCGGTTTTGATCTCAAGGCCCACGTTGGTCCAAGTGATAAAGTTGTAGTTATCAAACGGATTGGCGCGGAACAGTGGGACCGTAGTGACAGCCATACCCACCAGCGGGCGGATGAATTGGCTGTTGAGGTGGCCGTAAACAACCTCATTACCCGACAAGCTACGGTCCATCTTGATATCCGCAACGCCCGGCAGTTCCATAAGCGTTTGCATGACGGTCTTACCGCTATCGCCCGCCTCGGTGCCGTAGTATTGCAGGAGGTTGCTTTCGATCTCGGACGAGATGTAGAAAGTCAAATCGCCCGACATGTTATTGTCGATGCGCAGTTTGTCGCGCATTGCAATCCAGCCCGCACGGATTGCGCTAGGCGAGGTGGACGTGGCAAAGTTGATATTCAGGTCCGTTGCATCAAGGTCAACAGCTTGCACTTTGGTCGAGTTCTTAATGCCGGTCGCAGTCGTGCCCTTGAACGACACGTCAACACCGTTATAGATGTGATCTGCAATCTTGTCCTGCAATGCACGGACGGCGTTTTCCTGATCATCAAACAGAGCGTCAAAGCCCTCGGTCCGCTGGCCTTCCATTTCCATCCACGAACGCCCGAAGCCGGTCTTGTGAAAGACCTTGATCGTGCTATCGTAGTTATAGTCGGCCTTGTCCAGTTCCGCCGGAGTCTGCCCGTCCAGATCGGTCGTGACAATGCCGCTATCCGACGCTTGGCGATAGATATGCTCGACCTTGCCAAGCGGCAGTGACTTTGCAAGCGGCATAAGGTCATTCATCAACACAAGGTTATTCGCGCGCATGAGTTCCTTGGTTTGGTTCTCAAACTCGCGATACACGTCCTGCGGGATGATAGCCGCAGCGTTGGCAATGGGGCGCTGCATAGAGTTCTGACGAACAAGACCGGCCTCATTAGCGTTGAACGAACGCCAGCGGTCGAGAACGTGCCGACGCTGGGTTTTGTGGTGAATGCCGCTTGAATTGGCGGCAAACTCTTTGTCAAAATACATCATGTTATATTATCCCTTATGCGGAGGCTTTGTTTGCCGAGTTGACATAGCGGGCAGCGATGCGGCCATCAGCGCCAGAGGGCGAAAGCGCCTCTTCTGCGATGAACAGCGTTACATCCGGGGTTGCCGTGCCAGTTGTGGCCGCTACCAGCTTACCGTCGCCAGCCGATGCGAGGGGATCGCCCTTGGAGATTGTTTCCCCGTCCGTCAGAATGACTGCGTAAACTTGACCGAGTTGCGGCACAAAAGCGCCGTGGTTTTGGCCAGCGGTCAGCGCCTCAGTAACGGATTTTTGCTCGATCACGTTCATGTCAGCGACATAGATATCGCCGCCACCGCCCGCCGTCGAATGGACCTGCCATTCACCTGAGCCATTATCCTCAAGGAGCATGCCGGGCAGGATGGTTGCGCCGGTTTCAACCTTTTCTTCCCGCCGATTGGGGGAAACATTTGTTGCCGGGCTAAGATAAACTACGTTAGCAGTGGTCATTATTTGTCCTCCCAATCATCGGCAAAACCGAAGCCGTCATCGTAGTTAGCTTGATAGGCGTGCCACAGGTTAGCCGCCTCACCCTTAGCATTGACCATCTTTTCCAGCACGGCCAGCGGGGTTGCCTTGGCTTCGTCTTCCGACAGAATGCCCTTATTCACGACGCGCTCAACGGCTGCGTTGTGGGCTTCCTTGGCCTTGGCGTCTGCGGCCTCTTTGGCCGCGTTTTGCGCTTCGATCACGGGGGTAAGCGCGTCATTAATCGCCCCCTTAACGTCATCGAGTTTGATCTGACCTTCCGCCATTTCATTCACTTTGGCGGAAAGCTTCTCAAACTCATCTTTGGTGACTTCAGTCATCTCAGATACCTCGTCTGATTTGGTTTCAGTTTCCCGCCCGAGACCCAACGCCTCAAATACAGCGGACTTTACACGCATCCATGCGGATGCATCCTCACGGCGCTCTACAGCGCGCATAAGCTCTTGCCCGAGCATGTCAATATGCTCGTCCATGTTATCCATCATACTGTTAATGACACGCACCTTCGCACCATTAACCATCATCCCGACGCCCTGTTCTGGCGTTGCCGCACCCGGCTCGTCAAGTAGAATAGCGTCATGGTCAAAATCCATGTTAAACGCCTCAAACTCCGCCTCTTCATCTTCAATAGGCCGCAAGTTCGTCAACAGGCCGGTTGACGTGTGAATGGGCTTGCCCTCATTGATAGCATCGAGAACACGCTTGCCCATTTTGCTTTCGCTGGCGCGCTCCACATCAATGACTTTATCAATCATCACGCGATCACCCTCAATTCGGGCGTTCGTATTCCATGCGCCAAAGTAACCCGCATTGAGACCCTCGGGGGACTTGGCGGATACGTAAGAGTTGCCCACCATCGGATGACCAAGCGGCGCGGGGGTTTCATTTAGGGTCTTGTATGCCCTGCGCAACTCTTCCTCTGTGTATCGAATACCATTCAATACACTGCCAAACTTAGCAGCAGCGGACCTAATAACCAAATAGTCACGCCCATTCCGCTTTTCCTTGCGGATCATGTCGCCATTCACGCGCTGCGTAATATTAACGCGGATTTGTTCGGTCATGTGATTATCCTTAACATTGCCTGCATTATATGCCTTGTCTGTATTGCGCGCAAATAGGGTGTTTACATGTCCCTAAAATTCCTGTATGGGCATAATTGCAGAATAGGAGTAAAACGTTATGAACGCAAACGCAGAACCAAAAAAGGAGACACTATTGCAGTTTGGGTAAGCTGCGGAGCGGCCAGTGCTGCCGCTGCAATTTTGGCAAAAAGGATTTACGGAGAGGAATTTAACCTTCGCTTTGTAAACAATCCGATAGCCGAAGAGCACCCTGACAATAATAGGTTTTTAAACGATCTGTCTGAGTTTATGGATTGTGAAATTGAATATGCGATAAATCCAGAATACCCAAGTTGCTCAATTTTTGACGTCTTCGACAAAAGGAAATTTATGTCAAGCCCTTATGGTGCGCCCTGCACTGTTGCGCTAAAGAAAAGGGCTAGGCAAATTTGGCAAAATAAGAACAAACCAGATTGGCATATATTTGGATTTACTTTGGACGAAAAGAAGAGGCACGATATGTTTGTTTTGTCAGAAATTGACAATGTTATACCGATATTAATTGATCGAAAAATGACGAAAGATGATTGTGGAAAGATGTTAATTAGCGTTGGCATAGAATTGCCAGCGCCATACTCATTGGGGATGCCAAACGCGAATTGCATCGGATGCGTGAAGGCAACAAGTCCTACATACTGGAATTTGATTAGAAAAATAGATGAGGGCAGATTTAATGAACTGGCGAAAAGGTCAAGAGATTTGAATGTAAGGTTGGCTAGGCATAAGGGAGTAAGGGTATTCTTAGATGAACTTCCGCCCGAAGCTAAAGGCCAATCTATTAAAAAAATGGATTTGGACTGCGGCTTGTTTTGCGAGGAAAAGTGGAGTTAATTCTTGACCTTCTCCCGGCTTTGGTGTAGGCATGTGGTGCGCTCCATGTTTGGGGCAGATTAACACAACGGCGTAAGGAGGCGCAAAAGATGAGCGACTTTGAAATATCCGACGACAGTTGGGAAAAATGGCCCACTATGGCTGACACTGTGGCTAACAACGCATTTACTCAGGCAAGTGAGTTTATGGCAATGGGGCAGTCGCCGTCTGAGGCGGGATCAATTGTTGCTCATGCGTTTATAATTGCGGCTTGGCAAGTTGCGGGTTGCGGGCGCATGGCGGATGGATACACCCCAAATCCAGACAACTTTAGATCGGCGGTCGAAAAGGTGTTGGAGCGCGTGAAATTTGATCAAAAGGAGGGTGAGGGGGTGAAATACAATCTGGAAAAAATGAACTACGTACCAGAATGCGAAGCGACAAACCTAGACACTGAGTTTAGATGGGATAGTGCGTTTTTGTGGGACGAAACACCAGAAGGCACTGAATATTGGATTAATATTGATCCAAGCTCAGATGAGTTTGCCAGCAAGCTTGCTGACATGGAATCGCAATGGAAAAAGGAGCAAAACCAATGAAATTCCACTACGACGAAAAAGAAGATTGCGGCGAGTGTGTGGCGTATATTGATGATGAGGGAGGTCTTAACATCAAGACTGAATTGTGTAATGATGCGTCAATTACTCATATTTGTTTTGATGAAGATGGATTTACCCATACAAACCTTATTTGGTGCCCGTCTGGCGCAATCAAACGCTTCTACCCCGGCGACAAGATCACGATTGAGTTTTGACATGGACCATAAATTCAAAACCGCGTACAAAAGAACCATCATTGAGCGCATGAAAGATGCGCTCAATATACCTCGCAAGAAATCAGAAGATGAGTTGAAGACGATTGAGGCATACAGGTCTTTTGAGGATGTGTCGCGGCGATTGATGGAAAGCGCGAAGGGGCGCTAACCCCCCGCAATCCTTTCCTTCTGATCCTGCATGCGCTTGATCAACTTATCACCAAAGATCGGCTCCCCATCGGGGCCGATTGTTATCTCAGTCTGACTGCAAAGGCAGTTGGAAACTACGATATTATCTGCTACCATTAGACCTGATACATCTTGGAGGTCGTAAACATGCCCAGTAAACGTGAATTGTTCAATATCTGTGACCTCATCGAAAGATGCAAGGCCGGAGAAACCGTCAAGGGCATCGCTGATAGCATCGGAATTGCCGATAGAACCTTGCACGAGTGGTTCAAAGCTGAGGGCTTCATCCCCCATAAACACGCCGCCCTCAGCACTAGGTTTGATATCCCCGCCATTTACGCCGAACATGTCGCGGGCGCTTCTATATTGAGCCTCAGCAAGAAATACGGGGTTAGTCGAATTAGCCTGAACAGATGGTTTAAGGAACGTGGCCTCGCTGTCAGGAGCGCCAGTGATGCTCAGCGGATCAAGAGTGAACGGTTTGGCCCCGATAAGCGCGCGGATTGCGTCAAGGCCGCTCATATCGCCAGACGCGGCCAATCCGATGGTGTCAGCACTAAGCTTATGCGCGCCAAGGCTAAAACACGTCGAGTAGGGCTTTACGAAATTGAGATTGCGCAAGAGTTGACAAGTCGCGGCTTGATTTGCGAAGGACAATACCCCATTGGCATTTACAATATTGATATCTTCCTGCATGAATGCCGAATCGCCGTGGAAGTCTACAGCACCCACCCTAGCAGAGCTCGCATGACCGATATCCACAAGCGCACCGAATACTTGCTCAATCGTGGGATAAGCCAACTGACTATTCAGCGCACTTACCCCAGTAAGATTTTCGACCTCACCGCAGTGTGCGACAAGATAGTCGCCTTTAACGATCTCTGCCGCCTTAACCAATCCTCGATTGGTCATCATGGGGTGATTAGGGGTAACGGAAAGACTGTTACCGCCAGCAGTCATCACCTTGACGGCTGGCCCGTCGTAGTAGGCTTTTGAACCCGCCACAAATTGCCCGGCTACGCGAGCACCGGGTAGAATGCAATTTATCGCGTTCCCATTGCGGCTGTAAAAGTCCGTCACTTCCTCGGTCGTGTACAGATTGCCATGCCGCGCCATATGCCACGGGCGCGACCTTTCCGGGATCAATGCGCTAACCCAAAGCATTTTGACCCGAATGCCGAATTTATCCTCAGCGTCTCTAGCCTCATCAATTCGCCCACGCCTTAAAGCCTGCGTAATCTCAGTGCGTGCAATCCGTTCTGCGCGTGACTTGGATACATCAAACCGCGCCCGAATATCCTTTGCCGTGTCTTTGGGGTTCTGACCGTCCTGCACCGCCTGAAACAGCACACGCCCAAGGTCAGACGCAGTATCACCCGCGAAACCTTCCATAAACTCAAACACCCGCGCACCCGCTAACGCAGCCCTACGCAATACGGGTTGACTGGCAAGGTGTTGCGTGACGGTGCGTGTGTAATCATCTGACAGGCGCGCTAGGTTCTCTACCGCCTTAGCAATGCCTGCCCGATAGCTGGCCTCTGTCTGGCGCGTCAATACCGTGCGCCCATTGCCCCGGCTAAGTGTTGCGCGGATCAAATCAACAATGCGCGCCAACTCGTCAAGGTCAATCAGGTATTCGTAAAACGCCCGATTGAGAACGCGCCCGTTTTGCTTATTGACCGGCAGTGCCTCCCAAGTTCGAATAAGATCATCGCGCGCACGGTCCAGATCGTCAAACATGGCTCTACGTGCCTTGGCGATCTTATCCGTTTGCCCGACAGGATTCTTAGGGTGGCGGGGGATTAGGGGCGGGGGCATGTTTTACCTGCGCGGCTTAGGTGGCGGTGACGATGCGGGCGCAGATGCCGTCGGAATTACCGACGTCACACCATCCGGTAGCCTGCCCAGAATATACGATCCATATTGCGCCTTAGTAATATTTCCGTCTTGATCAACTGAAACGAGATCGCCGACGCTCAATTCGTTAGGCTCAGATACCGCGACATCTAAACACTTATGCTTAAACATCAAGCCGCCCACCCCTTATTGCGCGACGGGCTGTCCTTGACCGTCACAAACGTAAGACTGCCGTTCTCGACATACCAATCCTTGATGGACGACCAATCAACGCCCAAAACCGCCGCATATGCGCGGGCCGTGGTTTCATCGGGTTTATTGGTCATTTATTTTCTCAACTCTTATAAGCAACATATAGAGATGCGATCCATCTGCATTGGTGTGCACTTCTTGCGATCCACCGTGTGACCACCCCGGATACGATGACCCATCTTCAAATTGAACCATAACTTTTTGCGGCTTAAACTCTAGGTTTTCATCGGGTTTATTGGTCATTTATTTTCTTGGCCTCTTTTTCGAAATCATCCCACTCACAAAGCAACTCGCCATTTTTAAGAAAGGCCCTACCTCGCGTGGGTCCGCCCTCAAAGTCAATAATCTTTTGGTCGCCGTTGTAAGCAATGTGCCGATATGGTGTTTTATTGGTCATTATTTTATCCTCCAAGTCTGTTATAATGCGCTTACATTCACCTAACTCCCTGCGAAGCTCAATGATATAATTGCGCGCATCGCTTGCGGTCCCACCTATAAACCTATGAGACGAGATTTCCGCAAGGTTTCTTAATATCCTATCACCCCGCTTGGCTTGTGGTGCGCTCATCTTCCTCACCTCCATCAATCTCGCTAAATCCTTCGTCGCCGGTCAACGGCTCATAATCGACAATAGCACGCATTTCCTCGTCCGTAAAGACCACTTCACCCGTTGCCATCATCTTTTGATTAACGTCAGCCATTTTCCCGACGATATCCATTTTCTCGGTCTGCGTCGGTGCGGTCAGATCGGACCAATCAACACGCCAATCCCGCTCAGGCAACACACCCACGCGTTCAAACCGCGCAATGATATCCATGATATTAGGCACAACCATATTAGAGCGGCGCGACATGTTGATCTGCGCCCATTCGCGCTGGTCCTCGGTGCTGGCGCGCTCGCCGGTTTGCATGCCGACGAGAACCTTTTGCGGGATCGGCCAGCTTGCCGATACCTCTTGCAATGCACCGTTGTAAAAATGCTCAGGCGACGGCAGGCTAACGGATAGCGTCTTGGCCTCCATGCCTTGAAGCATAAGTGACACGTCAAAGCCCTTGGACCACTTGGCAACTACCTCGTCTAGCGCGTCTGGCAGGCCATCAACAGTAGTCCCCAGCATGGCGGCAAGCTGATTGAAGTCAGGCGCGTTATCGCCCGTCTGCGCCTGCAATACGGGTTGCGCCTTGGCGTTCTTCCAAAATCCCTCACCGCCCGCGCCCCTGATTTTTTCAAGGTCCATGAGTGCGTTCCAGCACGGCTCAAACTTGCTTTCGCCCCATGTCGTGCGATCTGTTGACCAGATATAGCACCGATCAGGATGCACTTGGAACGACCTTACCTTGCCGTCCTCGGGGTCAACATTGCTTTCATTGAAATGGAACATAGTCGGCGTGCCGTAGCCCGGCGACATGGGGTTAGTATCCCATTCGCTAGGCTCTAACTGGCCTTCCCACGCAGGCAGGATACCGGCAAGCCCCTCAACACCACCCGGCACGGTATCGACCGGCTCACTAAACCTCTTGCCATCTGCAAACCGAAACACAACGCCGCCATACTTGCCCACCATAGACCGCATATCGGCTTGGTGTAGCACTTGCCAAAGCCGAATATCGCTAAAGTGTTGCCGAATTTCAGCCTCTAGTCCGGTTTCCTCTTGGTCTTCCTCAGTCTCTTTCAGGCACGGCAGTTCCTGCCATGTCTTGCCCCCCGTCTTTTCAACCAACGCTCGCGCGATACCGTTGCGCCGCCACATGTAATAGGCTTCGATAAACGGAATGGGGTTGCGCCGGTCGGGGTATCCAAAGTCGTACTCGAGATTGTGTTTGGTATTTAGGTTTTGCCCATACTGGCGCAAAAAACTATCGCCCGGCGTGAAGCTATTTGCAATCAGCCGCGCGGCGAGATGTTGATTGACGGTTAGGTTCATTTTGAAACCCCTGCGGCTTGCGCATCTTGCGGCGACACAATAGGCTTAGGCCCAGTCGCCTGATAGGCGGATACCATAAGTCCATTTGAGCATATAAGATTTATCATGCCGGTTTCCTATATTTCGATTTGACCATTAGGCCGATGCTCGTTTGTTGCGGCCCCACCATATCAGCAATCGCATCCATTGTCGGGTCAATCTGGTCATCATGCTTATGCGTATCGGTTGGAGTGAATGCACTAAACTCCGCCATGTAATCCGACAACCAAGGCGCTCTTTCTGGTAATAACACATTTCCGCTTTCGATGTAAGGCGCGGCATCATAAGCGCGGATAACCTTATCCTTGTCGCGCTGTATGGCAATCATGGGCATGCCCTCCTTTTTTAGGGTTTGTATAAGACCCGTGCCGCTTACCTTGTCCTCAACCTTGAAGGCTCGCAACGCCCCCTTGCCCGTTTCCGCATGGTGTTTATTCCAAAACGCGCGAGCCTTGACCAGCAATTCAGGCGCTTCCCACTTTCCGCGCATTTGATCCAAAAGGACCGCTTGGCCGGTTTTTGTCTTGCCCCAGCACTGGAATACGGAATAGTCATTGTGTTCCTTTGTCTTTTGGGCGGTATCGGCGTAAATGGCGCGATACTCAATTTCAGGCGGCACGACGTAAAACCGCCACCAATCATCCTTGAATATGCCGCCACCCGGCGGGCTTGGGCGCTGCAAGTATTGGCCTGCATAAACATATGCATTGGCCTTTTCTTTGCGTTGCAGGTTATCTAGCGTAAAATTACTATTGCCCGGCCAAAAACTCTTACCTTCTGGCGTCACGGCTTCAATGCAAAGATGATCCCATTTTTCACCATTACCACCATTCAAAAGCCACCCTGATAAGTCTTCTTCATGCAATCTCTGCATGATAATGATTATGGGCGTTTCTCTGCTATTGAGGCGGCTTTCCATTGTAACAGTAAACCAATCCAGCACATTTTGCCGCCTGATATCAGATGCGGCCTCACCGGCTTTATGCGGATCATCAATAATGATAGCGCCGCCGAAATGGTCACGCATTTTGCCAGCACCAAAGCCGGTAATTGTGCCTTCTGAGCCTGTGGCGTAAACCGTGCCGCCCTCTCGCGTCTTAAAGTGATCCTTCGCGTTCGTATCTTTCATGATATTAGGAACGCCAAAAACCTCGGCGAATGCTTCGTGGTGCATAATTGCACGCGCCTCAGACGTATTAGCGGCGGCTAGGTTTTTTGAGTAACTGGCATGGATAAACTCACTATCTGGAAAGTTACCCATGCCCCAAGCCATGAAAGATTTGACGGCAATTTCTGTTTTGCCGGACCTTGGCGGGATATTAATAATCAAGCGACTTGTCTGGCCGGTCACACAACGCTCTAGCGCATGGCAAAGACGCGGATGGAATGGGGCTTCCATTAAATCCGCGCCACGCCGTGACCTGAATATGTGTTTCGTGAATGACAGCAGGTCCGTTCGGCACTCCGCTATATCACTCGGACTTAGCGCCATGCTTCGCCTTTAGCGCGTCTAGTACAGCGTCACGCTCCGCCGCCTTAGGCGACATACTTCCATCCTCGCTAGACAAATCAACCGATTGTTTAGGCTTTCCGTCGTAGCGCTCAATCGCAGTATGCACTAGGCGCAGCACGTCAGCGCGGATGTATTGGACAATCTTTTCCTTTTCGGGGTGCTCATTAAACATGCCTTCAACTGCCGATAGCATGCGGTCCTCAATAGCCAATGCCCGATCACGGTTGACCTTGTGTTGCGCCTTTTGCTCTTTGGTAAATCCGCCGCAATTAATATCCTGCGGGCGGTCTTGAAAGCCGCCCTTACCTGTCGGGTTTGGCTTCCATCCCTTGCTTTTTTGCTTTGCGTATTTCTCAGCCATACCACCTCCATTCTCGCCCCCAATGGGCGGCGCTCAATCAGGCGGAAGGAGAGAAACACCCGAGAGCGCCGCCACACGCCCCCGGAGGCTGGCAGCGTGCATGTATAGAATAAGGGGTTTACATGACGCGCGCAAGGTGGTAGAAATTGTGGGATAGCAATGAAGGAGTGAAGGATATGCATATTGAGGAAGGTAAGTATTACCGAACTCGCGACGGTCGAAAAGCTGGGCCTGCGGAGTTGCGCGAAGGTGGCGCGGGATACCCCTTTAATGTTCCGACTGATCCAGCGTATTATGCAACGTATACAGCATGCGGAACGCCATATGCGGGCGGAATTGATGACCAGTTAGTCGCAGAATGGACAGATAAACCCGTAAACGAGGGCAACAAAATGAAAATCGAAGTCGGAAAGTACTACCTGCGCGCGGATGGGCGTAAAGCTGGGCCAGCGGAATTGATTGAGGGGTATGGGCATTACCCCTTTAATGTTCCATACGACGATAAGCTTTTCCACGGATACACCTCAGACGGCGTTTCATGCATTGACGATGAAGACGCCCGCCTTATCGCAGAATGGACACCCGCCCGCGACCCTGAGCTAACCTCACCCTATGGCGATAACAATCATCCGTTGCCTGACACCCCCAAAACATGGGGCGAAATGACGGACGCGGAAAAGGGCGCGCTGTTGCTGGCGGCGCATGAGGGGAAGGTGATTGAGTGGTTTCACCCGAATACCAGCGATACAATTGGGTGGGGTGTTTGCGATGATGATCTTTGCCTTTGGGATGATGAGTTTTGCTACCGCATCCGCCCCGAACCCAAGCGCGAGACTGTGACGCTGTATGGCCCAAGCTCCAATAACAGCTTCACGGGGGCGGGTATTTGCGACGGCGACACCCACCGCATCACCTTCGACCTTATCGACGGCAAGCCCGACCCGGACAGCATCAAAATGGAGCGGATCAATGACTAATCAAACCGAACGCGAACGCCGCGCCCCACATGGGGCCGGTATCGTCTGGGCAATCATTATCGGATACGGATTGCCTGCGATTGTGGGGATTATTTGGTGGGTGGTGGGATGACGTTTAAAGACTTTATATTTATCGTTGCCGTTATAGCTATGAGCGTTTGTGCAGTCATTGGGTATATCGGATTAACTCTAATCTTTGCCAGCGTTGCTATTTTCGCTTTGGCTGCGGGGTTACTGGAATGACCCTCTGGAACTCAGGCCACGTCAACAGATGGCACAATTACCCGCATCATGCACTGCGCAATAGTCAAGACACAGTATGGCAACACTCTGCCCGTTGTGCAGCTTTGCTATGGCACATATGGCCTCGCTCAGACGGCCACCTAATCGCTTGTGCGGTGCTACACGACGCCGCCGAGAGTGTGACAGGCGACACGCCAGCACCAGCCAAGAGCGGCGATCTGCGGGCCGCTTTGGAGCGGACGGAGCGCACCTATAACGAAACCCACTACATACCAACACCACGCAATGACCGGGAGCGCGCAATGCTGCATTTGGTGGACAAGCTGGACGCTTACTTGTGGGCGCGGTCAGTTGATCCGGCCATTGTCAGTGCGCCGGAATGGTGCAAACAGATTGACGGGGT